AAGAGGGCTTTGTATTCCTCACCTGTTTCTTCATCTTTGCGAGGTATTAATTTGCCTGGAGTCATTAATGGGCCTACTAACATTTGTTTTTCGGCTAACTCAGCAGCAAAATTACGTTTTTTACCTATCGATGCTTCATTAACAAAATTAGGTAATGCTGCTACATTAATGTTAAATTGTTCTAATAATTCATCAGCGTGATATAAAAACTTACTTTCATCTGTATGAACAGCACCTGTCATTAATTTACCATCAGCTGTTTTATGAGTAGGACCCTCATATAATTTACCATCTTTAGTATAGTGAGGAACACCAACTTCAAAATCTTCATCATCTAATCCTAATAAATCAGCAATCAAATAATCTTTAATTATGTCCTCAATTATAGAACTAAATTCATCTTTTTTAGGATGTTTTGTAGGCAATAAATCGTAGTCAGTCGTATATTTTTTATTTTGTGGACGTCCCTCTTTTACGAGGTATAAGAACGCATTTACGCGAGCTAACGCCCATTGTTTAGCACCTCCAGCAGCAGCAACACTTGGTGAACGAGATGTATTGTAAGCACCTAAACCACGTTGATAAACTGATTTTAATTGTCCTACAGTAACACCATAGCCTAATTTGTCTTTATATTTCTCGTTAAATTCATCTGCTTTCTTTTGTAATGTTTCTTCTGTTGCTTTATCTACTTCAGCACCACGAGTAGTTGAGGCTGAACCTTTAGCTGTACCTTCTCCTTTAGGATTAGGATTTTTAGTGTCACTTTTAGGTGCTTTAGGTGATTCTTTAATTCCACCACGAGGTCCTACTTCAGCATATTCTTCTAATAAACCTTCGTTATTATAAACAGCAAATTTAAATTCAAGTCCTGCTTGTCTTAATTTCTTTTCAGCCCAAGGTAATGCTGCTTCTCCACCCCATAACAAGTATGAAATGTAACCACAAGCGTTGTAATCTTTTCTACGAGTAGCTAATTCATAATTACCTTTTTGACGAATTAAGAACGAACGCATTCTTTGAATAGTGTCTAAACTTAACTTTTCTCCGTTTACTAATTGTTGTGCTCTTACTTTACCTACTTGGGTGGCACATTTCATGTTATTTTTTTCGTTTAATTCAATACCTCTTCTTGCTGCATCAATTGCTGCTTGAGGATAATCGTTATATGTCATTTCTGCCATATTAACTTTATTGAATGCAATAAAATTTTCTTCTATGGCTGGTGATTCAACTAATGCAGTAGCGTCAAACCCTGAAATTACTGAATCATCTATTTTTAATTCTACGATTTTCATTAAAATTGTCTTCTTTGGTTTATTCTTGCTTCAGCTTCTTGAGCATCAGTTACGTCACCGGCTAATACATATGTTTTTATAACACGTTCCCCTCTTTCACCACCACCTATTGTTGTTGTACCTTGAGGTAATAATGGAGTAAATGTTCCTTGAGTTGTAATAGGAGGAGTTGTAATTGTTCCTCCAGCTCCAGCAGCACCTGCACCACCAGCGGCTGAACCTGTTCCTCCTGATCCTTTATTATTTAATATTGCTTTAGCCTTAGCTACGTTAGATAAAATAATAGCAGCGTATGTAATGTATTTAGCAACACCCGCTAAACCACCTGTAACTTGGTTATCTGGTGAAGCTGGAGAAAATGCTGATGCTTGAGCATTTGTTAAAGCTATTGCAGTATCAGCTGCTATTTGTGCTAATGCAAATGCTTTAGCTTCTTTAGATCCTTCTTTAGCTAAACTTGCTGCAGCACCTAAAAATTGTGAAGCTGCTTCTAATGTTGCTTGCTGTGCTTGTTTTTTTGCTTCTTCTGTTTGTTTAGTAGTTTCAGCGTCTTTATTTTTTAATTTTATTTTAGCATCTAATATTTGTTTTTCAATTTCAACCGTTGATTGACCTGCATCTTTAGTTGCTTGAAGTAGATTATTTAATCTATCTAATTCAAGTTGTTCTAATTGAGCATCATATTCTTGTTGAGTAATTAAACCTTGTTCAAGATTTGATTTAATGTCGTTTTCACGTGCTGAATAGAAATTATTAATAGCGGCTAATTCATCACTATATGCTTTTTCTTGAAATGCTTTTAAGTCAGCAGCTGCTTTTTCAGCATCTGCTTTTGCTTTATCTTCTGCTTTTTTATCAATAGCAGCTACGTCATTATTGTATTTGTCTTTAGCAGCTAATGCGTCGTTATCAAATTTAGCATTAATTGCTTTTTTAGCTTCAGCCGTTAAATTTTCTTGTGCTAAAGCAGCTTGACGAGCTACTTCTAAATCAGCTAATTCATCCTCATAAATAAGTTTACGACGTTCTTTTTCATCATCTTCTAATTGAATAGCTAATTGACGTTCTGATTCAGCTTTATCAATTAATGCTTTCTTAGTTTGTTCTCTTTCTTTAGCTCGTCTATCTGCTGCTTCTTTATTTGCTTTATCTTGTTTTTCCTTTTTCTTTGCCTCATAGTCAGCATCAAGGATATCAAGTTGATTAAGAGCATTTTTATATTCGTCAGTACCTTTTTTAAGTTGCTTTAATTGCTCATTAATAATTTGTTTTGATTTATTGTATATATCTTCCTCAGAAGCACCTTTTGCTTTTAATAAATCTAATTCACGTTTATATTGTTTTTCTTTACCTTCAGCTAATTTTTTAGAAGCAGCAGCTGCTTTTTCTTCTTCAGATACTCCTAAACCTAAAAATTCTAAGAAATCTTGAAATTTTTCATTTACAAAATCAAATGCATCACTAACAATTTTAATTTTATCTTTTAACGCTACTAATGCTGTAATAAAACCAGCGATAGCTAATACTATTAATGCAATTGGGTTAGCAGCAAGTACAGCGTTATAAGCAGTTTGAACAGCTGTAGATACTTTAGTAGCTGCTTGTAATGCCTTTTCTTGTATGAATCGTCTTTGTTGTACTAATTCAACAGCACCTTCTGCAGCTTCTCTAACACCTAAAGCAATAGCTATAGCACCTTGAACTTTCTTTTCTATTTCACCTAATTTTTCACTTTCAGCTCCAAATAAAGCTAATGAACCTACTCCAGCAGCAATTGATCCAGCTACTAATTCAGTAGCACCTTTAAGTGATTTAACTGCTTTTTCAGCATTTTCTACTCCTGCTGAGCCTTCAGTTCCTACACTTTTTAAAGCAGCACCAGCATTTTTAGAAGCATCAGCGACATTGTTTTCAGCATCAGCTAAATTATTAAGTGAATCGGCTGTTTTATTAATAGCGGCATCTGCTTGAGTTGTATCAGCGACTATCTTCGCTACAAATTCTTTTTCGGCCATAGTTGTTTATAAATATTTTTTTGTTAAATGAATGAATTGTAAGAGCCTGACATAATATAACTTGTTCCTATAAATGATGCTTTTACGTCTAAGTCACTAACATTATAAGTTGCTGTAAATGATGCTGTTGGTGCACCTGTTAAAGTTTGTTGATTAATTATATTAACAGAACCAGCACTTGTTCCATCACCCATTACTTGTAATTGTCCAGCATTTATTGCTGTTGAACCTGATGTTAAAATATACTTAAATTGAAATGCTCTATTTGTACCTGTAACATTAGGAATTGTTACAAAAGTTTCACTTGCAGGGTCAGTAGCAAAAGCGTGATTAAATAGTACATTTGGTATTATTGTTGAACTACCTGTTACAATTGGTACTCCATTTACTGTTAATGAACCTGTAATGTCTACAGAGCCAGTCATTGTAGCACCTTGAGCAAAATCAGCAGTACCTTGGTTTCTTAAGTTACCAGTGTAAACACTACCTGTAGGATCATTAAATGTAACGTCATTAATTGGATTTACTAATACGTTATTAAACGATCCTGAAATTATTCTTGAACCTGAAGGTTGAATTAAAACAACATTTGTAGAGTCATTTACAGTTGCATCATTAGCAATTAATGTAATGCCCGCAGTATATCCAAAAGAGCTCGTGTCATTCGCGACATAAGCGTTAATAACATTATTATCACCGATAACCATACTGTTTGCAGTATAATCTGTGATACTATTGCCCGAACCTACGTTAACAACATTAAATAAAGTTTCATTGTACTTATTAGGTCCTAATGAAATAATATTTGGGTTAACAACTTGATATTCTTCGTTGTCCCAAGTTACTCCAGCATAATAGTCTTTACCATCAACACCTACAACTTGTTCAATAATTTCTTGATCACTAATTACTGTGCCTGTTTCAAAATCAGCATAAGTAATAGAACCATCGTCGTTGTATGTGTCAATAATAGCATCAACAAAAGCATTTGGTTCATTTGTTCTTGGGGTCAATACTCTACGTCTACCATTGTAAGGTATTTTACGAGGAGCTGATTTTAACAATTCAACTTCTACTGAATCAGTATTAACTAAATTAGCACCATTAATTTTGTTTATACGATAATAATGACCGTCTATAAAAATCTTATCATTTAATTGTATATTTTGTATTTCAGATGGCTTTAATACAACATTACACGTTAATAAACGAGCATCAATATCATATATTTCGTTAACATAAAATGACCAATAATTATCAAATGCACCTGGAATGTATTTGAAACCTGGAGTACCCGGTTGACTAAATTTAAATTGTCTATAAGTAGAACTGTCAAAATGTAAAGAACTTTTAGGTGCAGGATCAAGTACACTGTCTCTATATGTTGGTAATGCTGTGTTGTATACATTAAGTGTTCTTACAGTTGCACCATCTAATATATAATAAAAACCAGTAGTAACACCATTATTTCCTTTAGCTTCGTTTTGAGGTACTATTTGAGGAAAGGGTTGTTTATGTAATAATCTTGACTTAAAATTATAAGGTACTAATGCTTTAGTTGTTTCTTCTTTACATAACCAAGGTACTTCTACTACAGATGAATTATTAATAAAACGAGTGGGAGTAGCTGCAAATTTTTCACCTATTCTCTTGTCACCTGATGCTAAATCTAATGGTGTAGTAAACTTATATTCACCATATATTTTGTTGTAAGTTGTGAAATAATTTTTGTTTAATACATCTTCATCTATAGCATCACTGAGATATAAGTTACGTGCTTGACTAATTAATGGAGATGTCACTTTATATTTAACGTTTCTATCAACAATTTCAGTCCAATCAACTACTGTACCTTGATCTATCCAGTTATTGAACGGTTCAATTCTTAGTAAGTTTCTTTCGTTGCGTACTGGTTCAATTACTAAATTAAATTTTTCAGCTAATCCTTTAATAAAGTCAAGTATTTTTAAGTCTGGAGGAAAAACTGCACCTACGTTTACTGTTCCGTTATATGATGTAGAAGCACCTACTACTTTAAATGTAGAATTATTTTGTCCTGATGCTATTCTAAATGTTTCACCTACTTTTCTGCCTACAAATCTACCAAAAATTGTAACAGTATCACCTTTATTTAAATTTAATTTTGTAGGAGGAACAGCCACAACCCCTGATGTAGCCGTACCAAAAGTACTGTTACTTGTAACTGCTACATTTCCATTTACTCTAATTTGAAATTGAAAACTTCTATTAGCATTAGTAAAAGGAGCACCAGAAGAAGTAACACTAAAAGTTAACGAAGTATTGAATGTGTAACTTCCTGATTCATTACAAGTGTAAGTACTGGTAGCTGGATTATAATTTCCTCCTGTATCTACTAATTCTGTACCATAATTTATTTGAGTAAAAGTAAGAGTGGGAGCAGCAGTAAAAGTTTGAATTGTTGTAGGTGTAGCTGTTACACTTTGTGAAATCATGTTTACAAATGATACTCCTTCTTTTTCGTCGGGAGTACTTAACATGTAAACTGATTTAAAATAATCTGTATTTACAAACGATGAAGTGTACTTGTAATTAAAAGCCGCAAATATTTCATCTAATATTGTTTTAACTTGAATAGCAGGTTTAAACTGACTTACTTTTAAAGGTGTAGCAGGATTATCCATTGAACCTGTAAGAGCAATAAATCCACCAGGACTAAAACCAATTGTTGGTGATGTTGGATCATTTACAGATGAACCATAATTTACTAATGGATAAAATACACTACCTGAATATAATTTATTTTCCCAAGATGACGTTACATTAGCAAAATTATATAAGTGATTATACTTAGACCAGTTACTTGCTAAAGATGCTACTGTACGATTTTCTACTAATGTGCGAAAATCAACTGTTTCGTTTGTTACAACACAATTATAAATTACATCGTTGTATTGATCACTTACTATGTCTTGTATGTATAACTTACCTGTAAATACAGCTGCACCATCTACTAATACTTGACAAGGAGCTGTTTTGCCGAAAGCAACAGCAGGTGTAGTACCTAAGTCAAATAAATTGTTGAAAAACTGATTGTTTTCGTCTATTCCAGGTAATGTAAATGTTTGAGATGATACACCAAATATTTTACCAATTTCTTGAGCTTCAATAGCACTAATATCTAATTTTAAACTAACACTATCTTTAATAGTTAAGTCAAACTTTTGATTACTATCATTATAGGCTCTAAGTACTACTTCAAATTCTTTACTCATTATCTACTTCTTTTACTATTTGCAAGGGCGTAAGTTATTGTATATTGAAAGTTCTTTTGTGTTCTTGGATTTGTCTTAGATTCAAATGCTGTGTCTAAAATAATAATAGGCAACATTATAGTTCCTTCCTGTATGTAAACGTTAGGTGAGTAAAACATAGATTGAACCCAATCAGCATCTACTTGAGTTAACCAGTCACTGTTTGCTGTAAATGTTTCTTCAATGTTTATGTCATAAAAGTTTTGTCCTCTACGTTTAATATTATAAGGAGCAGTTGAACCAGCATTATATGGAACAAAATTACCTCTATAAGTATCTTTTTCTAAATTAGTTACTTTAGTAGTTTGTAAAGTAAAATTAAAATAATCCCAAACACCATAATCGTTAACCCAAGCAAATCTTACTCCATCATAACCACAATTGGGTTCTTGTTTAAGAATTGTAAATTTGTCCCAACTTGCGTTTGAGTTAAATACATTGGCAGCATTTTGTGGTCTTAATGTTATTTCGTAGTAGTCCCAAGGTGATGTAGTTAAATCATAGTTAACTTGACTAATTAAATTACCAGGACCAATTCCCATATACAACAATAAACTACCTGATGTTTGTGAACCTATGTTATTTGAACCTGTTTGTACAGTTGCTACACTACTCCATAACTGAGCTGAACTTGTTCTTGGTCCACCAAATGAAATACCTCCTGGAGCAGTTTGAAAATTATAAAAATATTGAGTGTCTACTACACTACCTGTATAATACACATTGAATTCTACAGCATAAATGTCTTGTGCAGTTGTTGTTCCACCAGTAAGATTACCATTTATGGCTGATATAGTTAAATAATCTCCAATTCTTGCTGATTGTGTTCGAGGTCCATCTGTTAAACAAACATTTTTAGTAAACGAAGCACTTGAAGGTGTAGTTTGAGGACTATAATATGAAGCTGTATTCCAATTCCAATCACCACTATTAGGATCTAAAACACCATTTAACAAATAATAATAGTTAATTGATCCAGTTTGTGCTGGACTACCTGCTGTATTAGTAACACCGTTGTAAACAACTACAGATGAAGACACTGATGATCCGTATTCTTCACCAAATGCTATTTTAAAGAATTTAGCTACATTAGTATTTTTATAAAAGATACTGTCACTACCCATATTAAAATGATCAGTGTCATAACTAAGATATTGAGGTACCAATCTACCTAAATTGAATATACCAAAACCTGAAGGGTTAGGTTGTTGTTTTACTGTAGTTAATGTTGTATTATTTCCGTCTCTTAAAACAGAAATATACTGATATTGAGCTGAACCAGATAAACTTGATGAAACATCAAACAACATGTCTGATGATGCTAAATTTAATCTACCTGGAATTTGGGATATTGTAATACTCATTTAAGTGTAATTTTTACGTCGTTTACTAATGTGTTTTTTGCTGCTTGGTCTAATGCTTCATTGAATATACCAGGTAAATCTTGATTTATTACTTGGTTAAATGCTGGTTGAATAAATGGTTTTGGAGCATAACCCTTACGGTTAATTTTTCTTGTTATTAAAAATGCTACTTGTTCTTTAGTCATGCCCTGTTTAGGAGTAATACCTTTAATATCTATCCATCCTTCAATTTTATTTCTCCATGTTTGTTGAGGACCTCCTTTATTACTTTTACCTCTACCTGCGTCTAAAATAAGACCGTAAGGTAACATTGTAATTACTACTTCAGGTCCTTTAGGAGTTTCTCTAACTACTGACTGTATTGACCTTGACAAATTACCAGATGATCTTCCTACTACACGATTTAAGTTTGATTGTAGAGCCTTAACAAGTTGATTTCCAACCTGTTGTAATGCACCTGTGAATATTGTACTAAAAGTTCCAGCCATTATAATTTAGGAAAGTTACAAAAATCTAATGTTCCGTAAGTGTTAACTGTTATATTTGCGTTCCATCCTGCTACACGATCATTAAATGACTCATATAACGGTGTAATATTGTTTAATACAACGAATTCTAATTGTTGTACACTGCCTAAGTTAAGATAAGCAATAATGTCGTATATATAAATTTCACACTGTGATTGTAATTTCAATACGTCAACATCAGTTAATTGAGGCACATCCATCATTATTAATTCAAAGTTAAGTGCACGAGCACCTGATACTCCGTTTTGATTTAAAATCATACCTTGTGAGGTTAATGGTCTTAAAAATGCTAATGGATATTTTACATTTTGAGTTAAACTGTCTAAACGGTCAATTGAACCTTCACCAAATGAATTAATGGCAAGATGTTCAGCGCAAGCTGTTCTAAACTGTTCAACAATAAATTGGTATGAAGGAAAATCACTCATAATTAGCAGTTACAGTCGTTTGGTGGAGGTAATTTTGCTATAATTTCAGTTAATTGTTCATGTGTTAGTTCAAACATAGCACATAACGCAGCTTCACTTAAATCACTTCTACGTGATTGAATTGATGCTTCTAATGATGTTAATTGAGGCTCAACATTACCAAAAGCTTTTCTTGTTGTTTTTATTGGAGTTTCTTCTTGAGAAACCACTGGAATGTTATTTTCTAAGTTTTCCATATTGTTCTTTAGTTAATCGTTCTTGTTCGTTATTATAATCAAGATTTATTGATAAATAATTTAGTGTGAATATAAAATTTAAGTCAGTAATACATTTGTCTCCTGTGATTGAAAGGACATTGGTTTTGCTGAGACTATAAATTGTGCTAAACCATCCCCAATGCTCAGCAAAAGATTTGTCGTTTCGAGGTTCATTATCTCTGTCGTCTCCTTGCTGTTCGGGGTTAAAGAGAGCAGAGTATCTTTTAAGTACTCTGTCCTTATCAGCGTAAAAAAAAACAACGCTCCTAAAAGGTATTTTACTGGGAATGATTCAAATACTTCAGCATCTATGGGCCTATCATCTGAATTGTAGGGTTTGATCTTATAGTATTTAAATAAGTCTTCTGTTTTGCCTAATGCTAATTTAACTCTGGAATTTAATTTCCATTTGAATGTGTCAAATTTATTATTAGTAACTTCACGATACATTAATGCCATTACTTCAGACAAGTTATCGTTTATGTCTTTACATAAGTTTTCAATGTCAACATATTCGCCTAATGTCATTTTAGACAATGCTGAGAAACCATATGTTTTACCTTCAAATTCAATTAATGGATAAAACTCAGGTTTAGTACTATTCAATAAGTCTGTAATTTGATCAGTAATCTTAGCAACATTATCCCCTGTCCATGAACGTACTGTATTAATGTCATTTTTAGTTAAAATAGCAATACGAGCAAGCATTTGTTCTGATTCAGTCAAATGTTCAAGTGATATAATTTTCTTATAATCACTAATTGAAATGTATTCTGGTAGTTTTATTTCCATCGTTAATAAATATGTTATTTGAAATCTTTTGATTTTAAATTAAAGAAATGGTGCGAGGGGGATAATTTAAGACAGGAAAAATACAGCACACCCCCTCATTTCGCACCACAAGATAAAAAGACGTTGGGAATAAATAAAATGGCTAAAAACTTAAAATCCCAACTCATCTATAAATATGGTAATAAAGAAGGGTTGTTAATCCAACCCTTTCTTTTTTACTTTTATTCTTTTTGAATATTCTTTAATATTATTTAAATCGTTTAATGACCATTCTATATTATACATCATATTTTCGTATCTTGTTTTTCCAAAATCAAATGCAATTTCATTGCCTGGAGGTAAAAATGATTCTTCTTTATCATCTTTAGGATACAACATTTTAAATAATTCTGTTTCTAAACTAAGAATATCAAGACGTAATTTTTCGATTTTCTTATCAATTGATTGTTTTGCTATTTTTTCCATAGCTATAGTGTAATAAAGTAGACTTGTTAAGCCAAATCTTCTCTAAGTTTTTTTAACTGGTCTTGTAAACCACACCACAACATAAATTTAGTGTATAATGCGTTTTCCTCAATAAATTGAATAGCTAATTTTTCTTCCTCACCCTCAGCAAAGATGTCTTGTGTTAAATTTTCTTCAACCTGAGCTACTTCAGTAGACACATTAGTTGGATTTCTTTCTTCTTCTGTTTTAAATACGATTGGCATATAATTGATTATTTGTTTGTTTATTTGAGTTACCTATGTAAATTTTTGATTTCTGAAATGCATGTTTATTGCGAGACAAATTTGCTAACATAATAGCATCAACAAGATCATCGTGTAGTCCTGGAGGATGAGTAAATGAAATGTTACCATTAGCAGCATACTTAAACGTATACGCACTCATTTCATTAAATACTTCAGGCATTAATTGTTTACTTGGTAATTCTACTTTACCTTCTTGAATGTCATAAATTAATTTACGAACACCCTCTGATTTGCTGTCTTGTGTTGTAGTAAACGGTTGTAGTTTCTTTATTCTGGATTTGAGGAGCTCGAACATGGCCAATCCAATCCCGTTAACTTCGCAAAATCCTGAAACGACATTCCATCTACTGCACTCAAGTATGATATCCTTTCCAATTTCCTCAAATGTTCTTCCATTAGTCCTAATAATACTTTCGACTCTTCCTGACTCGCTCTGGATAACGCAAACTGTAAAATCGTTTGTGATTCCAGTATCAACTCCAATATAATATCGTTCACTTCTTGTTGGTATTCCCCATTCATTACTTATACATACTAAATCTAAATTTGTAAAAACATCATTACCGGCATCAGTAAATTCAGCTTCATATTCTTGTCTGTAAATTTCATTCGGTAGTGATTTGTACTGTTCTACCAAGAATTCTTTACTAACATGTGGATTGTCGCGACTTATGCCTTTGAATGAAATATACGTCGCGTTATCTAACGAACCTCGTAAGAAATACTCATAGAACCAGTTCTTACTTTTAGGCGTACTAATAATTAAACATTTCTTGCCTAATGCTGTTAGTGTAGGCAACACAGCTGATTCAATAGCATCTTGTTTTACATAAGCTGCTTCATCAATAACCATATAATGAAAACTAAAACCTCTAACGGAACTGGGATTGTCAGTACTAAGAAATTGAAGTGTAGATCCATTAATAAACGTAATAGTGAGTTCTGCTTTGTTTTGACTGGCAATAAGTTGATGTGCTGCATTAGTTAATTCTTGAAATATTTTACGACATTGATTGTACACTGGAGTAATCCATGCTCCTTTTTGATTTTGAGATCGTAGGAGCCAGTAAAGCATTAAGTTTTGAGATAATAAACTTTTACCCCACTGTCTCCCGCAACTTACGATTCCAAATTTATGTATACTATCACTAAAGTTCTCTATTATTTTCTTTTGGCCAAAGTGAGGACTGAAAAGTTGAACTTCCATTACAATATTTCTGATTGTCCAAAGTCACTACTTAATTCATTGCCCCAAGTTAACTTAACATTACCTTCAATTTTGGCTTCAATTTGTTGAACGTCATTACCTGTGTATTTCATAATTTGATCTACAGCACGTTGTCTTACTTTAGCATCTTCGTCTGCCAATAATTCAATTAATGTGTCTACTGCTGGATCTAATTGTTTAGATAATTTTTCTCTCCAATGTTCTTGATATAACTCAGTTGATGATGCCCAATATGCTGAATACTGTTGTTCACTTTTATCGTTATAATGTTGATGACAGTATTGAATCCAATCTCTAAATCCTAATCCACTTGTACTATTATATCTCAAGTCGTAACACTTTGCTACTCTTGAGTCTGTTTCACTTTTTGTTAATTTTTTGCCCGCCATATTATATGTTCCTTATATGTGATTTATAAACATATTCCCTAAACTTGTAGGAAACATATCTACCATTAAATATTACTTCACTGTGCTGTGGTAAAATATTTTTGTTTTGCAGTATCTCCATTTGTGTTGATTATATAATTTTTCTATAGCATCTGCGTCAAAATGCCATTGTTGTTTTTTAAATTCTTTATTTAATACTAATTTAGTTGATCTTACTTGAGTAACTAAACGATTATTTTTACCAAAGTAAATTGTATTTTGAGTTAAGTATTTAGCATTTAATACTCTACCAAATGAGGTAATACAATAATTGTCACAGTCGTCTGTTAGTAAATGATATTTTTCATTTTCTAACAACATTACTTGTAATTTTTTTTCGTATTCTAAAGCAGTATTTTCTACAATAAAATTTTCTGGATATAAAACATCTATGTCTACATCATATCCTAATACTTTATTTTCAATTATGTCCCATGCTCGTTCACTGTCAAGATAAGTGTAAAACATAGCACTTTTATATGTTGTTCTTGCCATTACTTGCGAGATTTGCGGGTTTTTACGCGGATTTCGTTTGGTAAAGTTTGTGTTTCAGTAACTGCCTCGACTATAATTTCACTTGGCACACTTACTACGGGAGGATAAGCTATTGCTTCAATTTGTGGTCTGTATTGATTAATTCTTGATTGCCATACATTCATTGTTGCTACCATTTCACAGCTACAGCCAGGTTGTCCTACTTTTTCATGGAAAGCATAATTATGAGCTTTTTCCCAATAACCTAAAGTAGTTCTATCAATGCGCCATCCCGCTTTAGGAATTACTTCTTCAATAATATATTTGGCTTGTTCTTGTGTTAGTCCTGTATTAAAATTAATCATGTGTCTTATTTTTCAAATTTCCAAATGTAACCAAATGCTGTAACATTTTCACCTCTGGCTACTTTTCTAATGTCATCATTTTTTCTTGTTTTACCCATAGCTTGAGCTGCATCTGCTCCACAATCATAAGTTGCTATATAATTACCATCTAAATCATATTGTTTTATAGCTTTATATCTTACACTCCAATCAATGTTATTTTGAATTTCTTTACGATTTTCTGGTTTTTGGTTTCTAAGTGTTTTCCAGTAAGGAATATTGTCTACTTTATAACCATGTTTAATTTGTAACTCACGTTCTCTATCAGATGCTTTTTTAGCATTAGTGTGTTCTTCAATAATTTCATATTCGCCTTCTTTAACACCTTGTTGATACATCCTTTGTGTTACGTTTTTTGTGCAACCAACTTTTTTTCCAAAAATATGATATATATAATGTTTAGCCATATCGTTCTCTGTCTAATTTATCAATTAAATAGCTTATTACATATCCTAATATACAAACTACTCCAGCAGAGGCCAAATTAAGTGTAACAGCTAATCCTAACCAGAACGAACAACATTTTACACAAAATAACCAACTGGTTACTTTGTAATTGTACAATTTAAAATAATTTTTAATCCATTGCAGTGGCTGAAACCATTCAGCTATCATTACTCCTAATACTGCTAATCCTACTAATTCAATCATTTATGATGTCTTTTAACTGGCGTTCGATTTCAAGTCGAATATACTCGTTTAACTTTTGTTTTTTTTGTGTTTTTCGTTGTATAATAACGCGCTTAATTTGGGGGTAATAATAGGTCGCGAGAGAAGAAGAACCTGCGACTATAACCAACGATATAAAGTAAAATGTGTTCATTGTTTTTTTATTTTTTACATTCTTTTCTAATAATAGCTATTGCTTCATCTATTGCCTTTCTTAAATGTCTGAGTGATATTCCATACTTCTTATTCATTTGCACAAAAGTCAAGTTATTTATGTAGTAATCTGTGAGTAAAGGTTTATAGTAGAAATTTAACTTGTCTAACTGAGTTATCATACAATCAAAATCATCAGTTTCTTCATGATCATAAATTTCATCATATTCTCTTTTAATGTAAGAATCTTCTTGATCTTCTGCTAAGTAAACGCCCCTGTAATTATATGATTGTTTTCTGATTTGATTCCAGTAGGGTGATGAACTGGATTTTAAATTGAGTGACATAGACCTACCCATGTAATTAGGTAAGGCATCATCTTTTACAGCCACCTGGAATTGATATTCTATTGATTTCTTAGTAAGAAACTGTTCTAAACAAAAACTAAGTAAATCAGAAAACTGTTCATAATTGTAACTTGTAATACGTTTTTCGTCTTTTAACATCTTAGGAAAATGTTGAGTTATTTTCTCATCAATAAGTTTCTTCATTTCTACTTCTGTCATATGATAATAATTATGTATTTAAATTAACAACTATTGATTTTTCTTCCAAGAACTGGGAACTTTTAAATATTCTGGATCACATTTCTTTTGTAAGTCACGAAGTACCTTCATTTGTTTATAAGTAATTGATGATTTACCTCTGAGTGATTTAATAAAATTAATACCAAATTCTGTACTTGTGCCCAATTTATTTTTATATTTTGCTATTTGTTTAATTACTGGCATAAATAAATCATATTCTATAGTATTATTCGTTTGAGTTTGCGCTGGATTCGTTACTAAAGGTTTCGAATCATACATTTGGGCAACTCTTAAAATGTCTTGGTTATTATTAACTGAGTTCATAACGGTTTAGTATTTTATGTTGTTTTTAAATTTATAAGTTTCTATCTGAGTCAATAAAGATGTTAATGTTAAAATGTCTTTATAATGTATTTTCTTTTGATTAATTATTCTATCTAAGAAATCATTACAAAATTGTTGTTGCTTCTCAGTTGGTAATAAATGAGATTGCTGTCTTACTAACCCAATGATGTAAGTGTAATGAGAAGTATATTCTCCTTCTTCTTTAAGATAAATGAGAATTTCTTGTAAAAGGGGTGAGGGGGTATCTTGTGTGTGTATCATAACTTAATTATTTATCGTTTATAAATTGTTTAACATCATCCCAGTATTCGTCACTATCATAATTTGGGTTGATTATTTGGTTTCCTTC